AGTATTGAAGAAACTCGTGCGAAGGCATTAGATGCTATTTCTAAAAAGCCTGTAGAAACTGTTGCTCCTGTAGAGCTAAATGAAAAAGAGCAGTGTGATTATAAAATATCAGCTGGTATCCGTTCTCTTTTAACTGGCGATTGGTCAAGTAGAGAAGCGGGTTATGTTCGCGAACTATCTCGTGAAGTAGAAAGCAAAGGTCACAAGCGCTCAACTGAGAAAAGTTTTCTTGTACCTTTCACTGCACTTTCTGAACGTGCAACATACGTGGCAGGAACGGCGAATGTTGGAGGCAATTTAATTGCCACTGATCTTTTGGCTGGCGATTTCATTGAGGCTTTAAGAAATCAGTCTGTAATGCTTCAGGCTGGTGTAAAGACAATGAATGGTTTAGTTGGAGATGTTGCTATTCCACGTCGCAGCGGAGTTGGCAGTACTTACTGGCTCGCAAATGACACAACGGCGATCACATTTACAAACAGTACGTTTGATCAAATCTCGCTTTCACCAAAAAACCTAGCGGCAATTCAAAAGCACTCTAGGCAGATCCTTTTACAAGGTACTCCTGGGATTGAAGAGCTTATTAGATCAGATTTGCGTGATGGTCTACAGCTAGAAATGGATCGTGCGATCCTGAATGGTTCTGGTTCTTCAGGTCAGCCAACAGGCATCATGGGAACTTCTGGAATTAATTCAGTTGCTATTGGTACAAATGGCGGTGCTGTAACTCTAGAAAAAATTGTTGATCTAGAAACAGCCGTAATGGAAGATAACGGTGCTGTAAATCCAAATGCAGTGCGTTATTTGACCAATTACAAAGTGATGGGAGCGCTCAAGAAATTGAGAGCCGGAGGATCTGCAGCTGGTGATGGTGCATTCCTTTATAACTCTGATCTTTCAGCAATTGGTCGTGGTGGTACTCCAGCTGTTTTAAATGGATATGGTGTTCTTCCATCAAATCAAGTCCCATCAAATCTAACTAAAGGATCAAGTTCAGGCGTTTGTTCTGCGATTGTTTATGGTGATTTCTCTCAGTGCATCATGGGCACATGGGGCGGCGGTTTAGAGATAACTGTGGGTGAGGATGCTGATGACTTCAGCAAGGCTCTTACTTCAATCCGTGGAATCTTAACCATGGACGTAGCAGTAAGAAATCCTGTCTCATTCGGTACTATCGCCGACATCACTACTTAATATCGATTAGGGGTCGGCAACGGCCCCTTCTTTTTTATGAAAGTTTTAATTACTAAAACCTGCTCTGCAGATGGCAAGCATTTAGAAAGCGGTCAAACTTATGACGTTTCTGATGTAGCTGCAAAAGAATTAATTAAATTTGGTCGTGCAAAAGAGGCACCAACTGCTCCGGCATCTCCACCAAAACCAAAAGAAAAGAAACCCAAAGTGAATGTCACTAAGTGATGATTTAGATGTGTTCTTCAGTGATTCGTCTGCAGTAAGTGCGACGAGTGGGAGTACTAGTGGCAAAGGCCATTTAGACCAGCCCACAAATATTGCTGTTGGAGATCAGGTTTTATATATCGATTATGCTTTTAGGTGCAAAACTAGTGATTTTGGAACTTTAAAAAGTGGTGATGCGATCACTATAAATTCTGTGGCTTATACAGTACGCATGGCAGATCAAGAAGATGATGGCCTAATTACAGTTTTATCTGTACAAAAAACATGACAACAAGAAGAGAGAATATTCTGGATGCTGTTAAGGCTGCGTTGGCTGGTACAACTTCTGTGGGTACTAAAATCTACAGATCACGCGTTACGGCTGTAAGCAGGGCTGAGAGTCCTTGTTTGCTTATCTCCTGGTCAAACGACACAGCAACGCAAACCACATCCTTGGCGACCCTTGATTGGTCTTTAGATGTACAAGTAGCTGTGATCGTCAGAGGAAATACTCCTGATGAAATAGCTGATCCAATAGTGGAAAGTCTTCACGCGAAAATGATGACAGATTCAACGCTTGGAGGCTATTTAATGGATATTATTCCCACTGGATGTAATAACGAAACTTTCGATGCTGATCAGGCGGGTGGCGTTGTGACTTGTTCGTACCAATTAAAATATCGAACTTTAAATAATGATTTGGCTTCGGTTTAGACTCTTAATTTTAAAATAGTTAATATGTAGTCATAGCGTTTTGATTCTGTAGATGGCTGTTTTAAAGATTAAAGAGACGCTGGTAGCAGCCAAAAAAGAAAGTTCTTATGGATCAGCGGCAACATTAGCGGGAACTGATGCTGTTTTAGCTACTGAAGTCTCTATTGAACCTGTCAATGCAACCGTGTTAGATCGAAATACGATTGATGGAAAGTATGGTTCTAGACCTTTTATTCAAAGTAATACACACGTAAGTTTAAACCTAACGGTGGAGGCAACACCATCAGGCACAGCAGGGACAAGCCCTGACTATAAGGACCTTTTGCTTGGATGCGGATTAATAGAAACATCAACTGCAAGTCAGAACGTATTTTCTCCAGAGACAGATTTAGATACGGCTGATAGTTTGACAATTGGGGTTTATATAGATGGATCACTTCATAAAATGACAGGAGCAAGAGGAAGTTTTACATATCAAATAGAGTCAGGCGATACACCAAAATTTGTCTTTAATTTTCTTGGTTTATACAACGCCCCAACAGCGACAACCATATTAACCCCAACTTATGCTCAACTAGCTCCCAAGGTTGCTAACAGCACAAACACAACTGCCTTTCAACTTCATTCTTATGCGGGTTCATTGCAGACATTCAGCTTTGAGCAAAATAATAATCTTTACTATTCTGAATTAGTAGGAAGTTCAAAACAGGTTAGGGTTACGGATCGCGCAAGTTCTGGAAGTGTTTCTATCGAGTCGGTTGGATTAGGAACTAAGAACTTTTATGAAATTGTTAATTCAACAGCGACAGGAAATCTAACCCATCAACACGGTCAAACAGGAGGAAATAAGATAACATTTACCGCAAGTACAACACAGTTGGAGACAGTTGAACAAGGCGAGAATGAAGGCTATCAAATGTTAGATATTAGTTATAGAGCTTTGCCTAATAGTGGAAATGATGACTTTGAATTAAAGTTCCATTGATATTGCGTTAATTAAATTAAGGGTTTACCCTGCTACTACGTCGAAGTATTAATTAATGGCATTTGTTTTAGATCAGAAAGAGTCTTATAAATGGCCTGTAAAAATTAAAACACCAACGGGCAACGGAAAGCATTCTGTTCAGACTTTTAACGGAGAATTTAAAAGGATTACTCAAACTAGGATTATCGAAATGGGAGATGAGATAGATAAGAATAAAATCACTGACATTGAATTAGTTTCTGAGGTTTTGATTGGTTGGGATTCTGTAGACGATGAAGAGGGGAACTCAGTTGATTTTAATAAAGCTAATTTAAAAAAATTACTTGACGTGCCAATGGCTGCAACAGCTATCGCACAATCATTTTTCGAAAGTATTGCAGGGGCAAAAAGAAAAAACTAACTCGCGCTGTTAAGTATTGGGCTAACAGCGGTGACAATAGTAGGAAAGAATTAGACGCAGCGGCTGAAGCTTTCGGCATTATCTTGCCTGAAAAAGAAGAGCAAAACTTTGCTGTATGGCCTGAAAATTGGCCTGCTGTTGAATTATTTCTTAGGTGTCAAACTCAATGGCGCACTTCATTCAGTGGCGTTACAGGGTTTGATTACTCATCGGTGATTGCCTTAGTTAATATGTATTCATACAGCAAAGAAACTTTCGAGGATCTTCAAATCATGGAAGCCATTGCTATTGAAATTTTAAACAAAGGTAATAAATAAATGGCACCAGGCGCAAAATTTAATATGCTCCTAGCGGTTAAGACGTTAGGACAACAGGGAATAAAAAGGCTCGGCAACTCTATGCAGGGTTTAGCGGGTCGAGTTAAGAATGTAAAACTAACGGTTGATGGATTAGCTAAAGCTTATGCATCGCTAAGAATTGTTCAGGATGCTTTAAACGTTACGGTTCAACGTGCGGAATCAGAAAGGCGGTTGGCTCTTTTATCTCAGGGCTTTGATGATTTAACTTCGGTTACGGAAGCTGCAACTGCCGCCGCTGATAAATTTGGTTTAAGTCAAACACAAGCAAATAAAGAGTTTGCTCAAGTTTATGCAAGATTGCGTCCACTAGGGATTGAACTAGAAACAATCAGATCTGTTTATGAAGGCTTTAACACCGCTGCAAAATTAAGCGGTTCAAGCGCAACTGAAGCCTCAAACGCTTTCTTACAATTAAGCCAGGCGTTAGGTACTGGAGCTTTAAGAGGTGATGAATTAAGGAGCGTATTTGAGCAAACGCCTGCTGTTATTCAGGCAATCGCCAAAGAAATGAATGTAACGGTAGGAGAAATCAAAGATTTAGCTAAAGAAGGAAAAGTAACAACAGAATTTATATTGCCAGCCTTAGAAAGATTACGAACTGAAGGAGCTGACAAATTAGCGGAGGCTATGAAAGGGCCAGCTCAACAATTTAGAGATTTAAACAATGCAATTGAAGAATTAAAGATTGCGGCGATAGCTGACAACATGGATCGAATTTTAGAAGTTGTAAATCAATTAACTGATACGACAAAAACTTTAACTAATATTATTAATGCGCCGGGTTTTAAATTCTTTTTTGAGACTTTATACAAATTAAGTACAGGCCCCTTAGATAAATTAAATCAAATAGGAGACTTGTTTGGCAATTTAAGTGTTGACGATTCTAATGATTCTGCTCAAACCTTGAAAATAACAGTAACGGGAATAAGTGAAGAAACTAAAAAAGCGAAATCGTGGTTGGACAGTGCCTTTGGAGAATCAATGAAGAAAAAACTTGATGAATTTGGTAAGTCTTTAAATGACATTGGGAGCTTAGTAGGTGATTCTGTCGTTGACGCTTTCAAAGGTATGGAAGATGCCCTCGTTGATTTCGTGAAAACTGGAAAGCTATCTTTTAAATCATTGGTTGACAGTATTCTTGAAGACTTAGCAAGAATTGCAATTAGACAAAGTATTACTAAGCCTTTATTTAATGCTTTCCAAAGTGCTTTAAGTGGTGGATTAGGTGGTGGTGGTGGTGGATTAGCTGGCGGGGGTGGTTTATCAACTTCTGATTTAATCCGTCAAGATAATACATTTTATGGGAACACATTTCCAGCGGGTTCGTTTGCCTCTGGCGGATATATAAACAGGCCGACTCTCGGATTAATTGGGGAGGGCGGCGAATCTGAGCTAGTAATTCCTCAATCAAAACTTGCCTCTGCTATGGCTAGGTATCAAGCGGGAGCGCGTGGCGGTGCAATTGTTCCAGGTGGTAACAATGCAAACGGTGGGGGTGGATCTGGGTATGCAGGCGGTGGAAATGTAACTGTTAATTATCAAGGCGACATATTAAATTTTGAAGGTCAAAACTACGTTAAGCAATCAGACGTCGGGGGAATAATTAGCGCGGCTGCCAATGCAGGAGAAGCAAGAACAATGAATACCCTTAAAAATTCACGTAGTCAACGCGCAATGGTTGGATTATGAGTCTTACTGCATTAACAACATTTATCGAGATAAAAAATAGGGATGGCAACGTCGTTTCTAATATGCGTTATCAAAACGGAAAGCGTGACGCCTTTAGCCCGTTAACAACGAACGAGACAACGGCACAAAATACTGATTACAGCCGATCAGAAAATAACGCGACAAATGATTATAAAAGACAAAATGGTAATTATATAAGTTTTGGTGGTCAGAATTATTATTACTTACCGTTCATATTTAGCGGAGCAAGTAGAACACGAACAGGGGATAATTTGTCAGCTAGTTTAATACTTGCGAATAATATCTTAGCAATGAATCACGCAAAGCAAGCGGTAGAACGTCAGTGGTTCGTTAGGGTTGCGGTCTGTGTTGTTGATCCTTCTAGCTTTGCACATAAAAGGACATTGACTGATGAAAGTTGGTTGGCTGCATCTATGGCTTATGACCCTGAAACAATTGAAGTTGTGTTATCTAGTGCAATCGATAGTGTCGGAAGTAACGCCCCGAATAGAACGATTACAACGACGATGGTCGGCGCTTTGCCATCTAGTAGCAATATTCAAAATTTATGAATCCTTTCCAGTTAATTGGTATGCCTTTTAGGTTGGGCGCTGATCCTGTTAAGCATGGAAAAACAGATTGTCTAAGTCTTGCTAGAACGGTTTTAAAGCATTACGGAATTAATAGTCCCAAACCGACAAGGGAATGGTACAAGCGTTTGAGACGTAAAGATTATGAGGTATTTCGCGATGAACTTCAAAAATGGGGATCTAAAATAAAGACCCCTAAAATAGGAACAGTGGGTCTTGCAAAATCTAAGCAGGCTTATTGTTTAGTTGTTTTTTTTGAACAGGGATGGTTAAGTTGCAACGAAACAGAAGTCAGATGGACACCCTTAGACGGCCTACAGGTCGAAGAACTTTATTGCCCGTCGAATTAGAATTAATTGAGGCTTTAAAACTAAGTGAGGATGAATATTGGTATTTTGTAGATAAAACAGAAAGTCAAAACGGGAAAAGACCAAAAGGCTACGAATTAATCCCTGATATACAAAATTCAGAAGCGATATTAATTAACTTCGCTCTTTCCCTTGTTCTTGGTTATGTAATGCAAAAGATGGCGCCAAAGCCTAGAGCGCCAAAAAAACCGCCTAGTTTAACAACGGCAGATGTATCGAATGAAAGAAGATACGCGCCTAGAGAAGGTTTTAGCTCGGCTCAATCATTAGCCGCAATAGGCGAAACAATACCCCTTGTTTTTTCTAATACAGATATAAATTCTTCAGGTGGCGTAAGGGTCAATTCAAAACTCTTATGGTCGCAGATGCGAAGCTTAGGAGCTAGTCAACAACTAAGAGCAATCTTTTTATTAGCCTCCGCTGATCTAGGAGCATTACCAGATTTTGCAGGTTTTGCAATTGGTGATTCAACTTTAAAAAACTATGTCAATGCAAAGATAGCTTTGTATGTAATGACGGATGGGGGGAGAGCGCAAGAGAACGGCCCCGAAAGATATGGTTCTGGAACATTAGCTAATTGGCCTGATAATGACGCCTTCTCTGTTTATTGGGATAACAGCACAACATATAAAAATGATGTATTTAGCGGTACAAGGACACCTCAAACAAACACACAATTTGGTGGCTTTGCTCCAATGCCTAACGGTATGAAGTTTAGAGTGCCTTACGAATTAGTACTAAAAGGGAAAGACATAAAAGACAGTTTAAAAGTTGATATAGATAAAAAAAGATTAAAGATTGAAACCTCGTTTACTCGTTTAGCTGGCGTACACTCTGCGAGCAATGGAGGGAATAAAGATTCAATTATCAAATATTCAATTTATGGTAATAATGTTACAAGTGGTTGGGGTGATACTTTTGACCCTTGGGGTTTGGAAGATGTGAAAAATTCAGTCAATTCAGGTCGAGAGAATATAGATACGAATATTAACGTCGGTGATATTTATTTAGTTGGTTCAGCTATTGCCGTTTGTTTAAAAAAGACTTATGCAAACAGTTCCCAAGAAGGTCTATGGAGAGTCGGGAACACTTGCGAAGTTGAACTTAAAGTAATAGAAAGCGGTGATATTTATTCAGCTAGTGATACAGGGACACAAACAAAGGGGCCATCTGAAAATCTAACTATTCAACGTTGCGCGGTTGCGTCTGTTGCTAATAATTCAAGTTGTCAGGTTACAGAAATTGGGATTAAATCAACAGTTTGGAGACAAATTACAGGTTTCCCTAATGCCAACTCTCACCCCGGAGCGATTGACTATGCCGCCGAGGTTGGAACGGTTTACGATTACGAACAAGAAAACGGAAACATACAACTTGGTCAAATAAATAAATATATTCATCGTTTAAGTTTCTTCAGGTTATTTGCAAGAATTGCAGGGGAAAACAATTCATGGGAATCAATAGATAGAGGTATCCCGTTCGTTGTTAAAAATAATAATCCTTTGCCTTTATATCATTTTATAAGAATTAATCATCAAAATTTATTTCCTAATCAACTTGAATTTCGTCTTGTCCCTTACCCCGGTAATTTAGCTAAACGGGATTTTGAAAATAGTAATGTTCGCTTAATACATCATCATGCGGCTAATAATGACTCTGTTCCTGTTTTAGACACTATTACAGGTGTAAGTATTAACAATAAATCAATTAGTGTTGTCTATCCGGGTCGATTAGTACAATTGACGTCAAATTATATGTCAAACCCTGAATATTATTTAGGCGATGCAGGTGGGGTGCCTACGGCTGGCGGAACAGTAACAGAAATGCACAACGATAGATCAACTCCTTGGGTTCCAGATTCAAGCATGTTTGTTATTCAAGAAACTGAATTTGATATTGATAGTGAAAGTGATTGGTACACCGTACAGATTATTTATGATAACGATGGTGAATTTGACGGACAAATAAGATATTGGTGGGATGATGAAAATGTTATTACAAGAACAGGATTAGGAGAGGCACCAACATTAGCAGATTTTGAAAATAATACTGAATGGGCATTTCAAGCACCAGATGGCTTTTGGTATGGCCCCGGCTCTTTTAGAAATAATTATTCTTACGAAATAAGAAGATATACAAAGGAAGAAAATTCAAGCCTTGTTTATCAACAAACAACAGAAACAACGGCGATTTCTGAAACAGTTGCATCAGGCGCAACGGGTTTAACTTTAGATGTAAAAGTTTATAACAATTCCCCTTATTATACGGCAACTTTTCAAATAAATAATGGTGGTCAAGGTTATGAAGTAGGTAACGCGATTACTGTCGCAGCACCATCCCCTACAAATCCCAATAGAAGATTTTATTTAGGTATAACGGCTGTAATTAATAGAAGTGGAAGTTTAGTTGATAATGGAGCATGGCCCGAAAAAACTGGTGACAAAATAGGAAGAAATTTAAACCCTTATGATGCGGTAGCTGATTTTGTTTTATATGACGGGGAAAGATCAAGCCATTTAGATAATCCTGAACACGAGCTGTGTTATGTGAACGAACAATTAATCACTTCAGGGATGCAATATGACAAATTAGCAGTAGCAGGTTTAAGGCTTAATAGTGCTAAAGAGTGGTCAAGCTTTAGTTCGTTTAGTGCGTATATAAAGAAAGGAATTAAGGTTGAAAGATTAATAGATAACAATGGTAATGATGTTAGTAATTACAAAGATTCAACTAATATTCTTCCTGAGATTGTTTATGCCTTATTAACAGATAGCACGATAGGAGCTGGAAATTTGATCGGAGTAGAGGCAGTGGATAAAGAAGAAATGAGAACAGCGGCGAAGTTCTGCCACGCAAACGGGTTTTATTGGGATGGTGTTATTACTGATTCACAAAACTTACGTGAATGGATTTTCCAACAAGCATCAACGTGTTTTTTAGATTTTGTTGTTAAAGGTGGAAAGTTTTCATTAGTGCCTTAGCCCAGAGGAACGCAAACCGTTTAGAGCTAACGTTATATATCGAGTAGAAAAGACAAATGGATTTGCAAAGAATAAATTAATTTCAATACGTCTTAATAACAGTCAATCTGATAATTCTTGGCAACGGGGGGCAGATCAAGATCCTGTCGAAACATTCGATTGCTCGAATTGGCTAACGTCCTCTGTTCACGCGACTCGATTTGCAAAGTACGCATTAAGAACAAGGCAATTAGTTGATCATGGAATTACCTTCCAGTGTGCCCCTCAATCAGTAATAGGTTTATCACCCGGCGATATGTTTAGGCTCTACTCGGAAGTGACGCATACCTCGCGTTTTTCAAATGGCATCGTCTTACCTGATGGCACAATTCAAAGTCAAACTTCTATTAGTAACGGCGATAGTATTTATTATTGGAATCCAAATGATGATGCTAGGAATGGGGAAGTTCAATCCGGCTCAATTTCTATATCAGGAACAAAGGCAACAGGCCCATCAGGAATAAAAGGAAGTGTATTCACGAAAGCGCAAAGCAACGCATCAGATCGAATCTATAAAATTGAATCGTTAAGTTATGGCGAAGATGGATTAATTGAATTAGCAGGTTCTTTTGTTCCTTTAACAAGCGCAGGTAAGTTAGCTGTTTTAGACTGGAGAGAAAGCGATTTCACTTAAATGGCACAGATAACTTTTCCTGTTGATATAACGCCAACGAGTAGGAACTATTCACCTGGCGAATTTCCGCAATCAGTTTTTGAAGCTCAGAACGGGGCTAAGACTGTTTTACGTTATGGCAATAAAAGGGTCAACGCTTCCCTTTCCTTATCGTTTAAGAACGTCACCGATAATCAAGCTGCTGAAATTTTAGCTAATTACGAATCTATAAATAGCGATTGGGATTACTTAGATTTCAATGGCACTGATGTTTTAAAAGGAATTGAACCAACCACAAGCACCCTTAAAACTTATGTAAAAGAATCTACTTCGGGTTTGCGTTGGCGATATTCAAAGGCGCCTTCAGTAAGTAGCGGTGCTTATCCTGGCGTTAGTAATGTCTCTTGTTCTTTTGTTGCTTGTCTAGATGGAACTTAAATTTTAATTACTTTTTCTGCTACGGCCTAATAGCATTAGAATATGCGTAATGAATTGGTAAAGGCACTTGGCGTATCCATCAGGCAAAGACGGTCAATTATTCCTAGACGGAAGTGGAACCGAGGCGGCCCGTGTGAAATCATGGAGTCTTTCAGCATCGCAAGACACTATCGATACGACCTTTCTTGGAGACACTGACCGAACATTTAAAGAAGGCGTTCGCTCGTTCTCTGGGAATTGCGAAATAGCCTATTACAGTGATGCCAATGGAGAGTCAGACGCAAAGACATTAATTAATAAAATATTTAAACCAAGAACAACATCAACAGAGGGGGGAACTGCTGCCGAACAAGGTGAATCAACTTTAAAATTAGGCTTTAAAGATTATGTTGGAGCGCTGCAATACATAACCGTTAAGGTTTTATTCACTTCGATGTCAATTACTTGTTCAACAGGGGAAATATTCACAGCGTCAGGATCATTCACTGTTAATGGAGCGCCTACAGAGGTGAGCGTATAAATGCCCGTCTATACAGGCCAAACAGGATATATAGAATTAAAAAGATCGTCTAGTCATTTCTTTCGGGCGCCTTTGGTTCCTAGTGCCGTTAATACAGACAGAAAGCGCTTTAGTGTTGAAAATATGTTAGGTAGTTTAATTACAGGGGATAAGGTAAATATTAAATCGGCTGATGGGACAACGGCTTTAGGTCTTGTTTCTGGACATAGTGGCACCGAATGGTCGGGATATGTCGCAATTGATGATATTGGTGGATGTCGTTTATATGGAAGTTTTGCTCATGCAGTAGCGGGAGGTTTGACCAATGCGTTGGCATTAACTAAGCCGTCCTCAACAAAAGACATCATTATTGAAACGAACGACGCAAGTTTCAGGCCACTAGCTCGAATAAGGGAGTTTAATTTCACCACGTCAAGGGAAACAATCAATATTGATTTGTTAGGCGACGAATTTCAGCAAATGTATAAATCAGGACGCATACAAGGACAAGGGGAAATAAGCGCAGATTTTGAGCATAGATACGTTTCAACTGATCCGGGCTTTACATATAACCAAGAATTTTCAGTTTATTTGGCAAGGCTTTTAATGCGCCTAAATATGGGGTCAGAATTTAGAGGGCGCTTTTTTGTATATAGAGAATCAGGAACATCAAATAATAATTGTTGGTATGAAGCCGACGCCATCATCACAAATTGCGGAATTAACGTTAGTCCCTCTGAAATTATCGAAACTAAGATTTCTTTTGTGACCTCTGGACAATTTGAACTGAGAGTTGGAACAGTGCCGGGATACTTATTAAAACAAGATACAGACTTTATATTGCAAGAGTCAGGCGATAAGATTTCCTTAGAAGATAACGGCTAATATTTCTAAGTAAGAATAGTACGGTTAACATATAAGCAAAGGTATTAAAAGAAGATGGCTGATCAGCAGATAACCCAACTTCCTGAAGAAAGTGGCACGGTTGGGGCGGCTTTTCCATTAGCAATAGTTAATACAACCGCCGCTGAAACGCGCAAGATAACAACGGCGAATCTAGCAACAGCGATAGCGGCAAATATTGGCGCAGGTGGTTTATCAGCATCAAAAATAGCAGCGGGATATTCAGGGGCATCGTTAACAGATGGAACGGTTACAAATGCGAAGCTGGTTTCTTCTTCTGTTAATTTCGGCGGCGTCAGTGTTGCGTTAGGTGCGTCAGATACAACCCCGGCTTTTAACTTAAGTGATGCGACTAATTACCCTACGTCATCATTAACAGGAACAATAACGAACGCACAACTGGCGGGGTCAATTGCTAATAGTAAGCTTGCTAATTCTGCTGTTTCCTTCGGTGGAATCTCTGTAAGTCTTGGCGCGGCTGATGCGACACCCGCCTTTGATTTAACTGATGCGACTAATTATCCTACATCTTCTTTAACAGGGACAATTACAAATGCTCAGTTAGCGGGATCAATAGAAAATGCAAAATTAGCAAATTCATCTGTTTCTTTTGGTGGTATTAGTGTTGCTTTAGGCGCTTCGGATGCTACGCCTGCATTTGATCTACAAGACGCAACAGGATATAAGACAACAAATTTAGTAGGCACTATCACCAACTCCCAACTAGCTGGAAGTATTGATGCATCGAAATTAGTTGCAAATAGTTTAACGACTGATCAACTTGGCCCTAATTGCGTGGGCGCATCTGAGTTAGCAAACAACGCGGTAGATACAAATTCAGTACAAGATGGCGCCATAGTAAATGACAAGATTCAGACAAGTACAAACAGTTCAACAGGTATAGACGGGGCTACAAAATTACGTGATGGAAGTGTTACGGCAAGCAAGTTAAACGCTTCAACGGTTGGAAATGGTCTTGCTATCAATAGCAACGTTCTATCAATAAACAACGCGATAAGTGGGGCGACCTCCCTCGGCCTGACGTTCTCGAACCAAGGCATATGTACTGGTATCAGTGCGATTCAAGCCAGTGACCTCTCTGGCGTTTTAGCTACTGCCTCGGCTATTGGTGTTGTTAAAGTTCCAAGTTCAGGCGGGTTATCGGTTTCAGGTTCAGGCGACCTTTCACTAGCAACGACAATTACCGCCTTTAATACTCGCGGGATAAATGTTAATGCTTTTGGTCAAGTACTTTCGGTTAGTGCAACGGTTCCTAGTGCTTCCCTTCCTGTTTCGAGTACAACAGCAGTAGGAGGCGTAAAGATTCCTTCTACATCAGCACCTTTAACTGTTGATGGAAATGGAGTTTTAACGATTGGTCTTTCAGGAGTTACAGCCGGAACCGGGTTTACTAAGTTCAATGTTTCAGATAAGGGACTTATAACAAATGCAAGCGGATTAGATGCTAGTGACATCCCCGCACATTCAGCCGCGTTATTAACAAGCGGAACATTCGACGCGGCAAGAATCCCAAATAGTTCTATAGACGCTAATAAATTAGCTAATTCAGCGGTTTGTCAATTTAGCGGCGCAACATCTACAACAGGCGTTGTTCAATTCCCTGCGGGTGGTGCAACTACAGGAACCTTTTTCTATGACCTAACGAATGATGACTTGTACGTGTATGACGGCAACGCATGGCAACCCGTAACGATTACATCAGGGGAAATAATTTATGCAGGTAACTATAGAGCCGATACAAATAAAGTTACATCCTTAAGCGCAGCCGGAACCGCGCAAGGTTTCACTGTAGGGGCTGCTTTACAAGCTGCGAGCGCTGCAAATAATCGTTACTACTTTGTATGTGATAAGTCAGGAACAGGAACCTCGCCAGCTCCTACGGTAACAATTAACCCACCCGACATGATCCTAAGTAATGGGACGGCGTGGGAAAAATTAGATATTAGTAATTTCATAGCAGGTCAATCAGCGGCGAATATTTCTGTTGCACCTAACAATGGCGCAGGCGGTGGCATACACAACACAAACGTTCAATCAGTCTTAGAGGAATTAGATACAGAAAAACTAAATAAAACAGGTGGCACTGTTAGCGGTCAACTTCTATTAGGAAACGCGGCAAGCCTTGTCTTTGAGGGGTCGAGCGATGACGCGTATGAACTAACACTCGCAGTAGCGAATCCTCAAGATTCAGATAAGACCCTCACGCTGCCAGATATTACGGGAACTCTGATCACAAATTCGGATCAAAATACTGTTACGTCAACAATGGTTGATGCCAGTCTTGCAAATGCGAACATTGCGGCAAATGCAGCCATCGCACTGTCAAAAATAGCAGCGGTTTCAGCGGGTCAGATTTTAGTAGGTGCATCAGGAACAGGAACAATAACAGCGGTAACACCTACAGGAGATATAGCCCTTACGTCAGCGGGTGCGTTTTCATACGTAGCAGGTTCCATAAGTAATGCAGACATCAACGCCAGCGCTGGAATTGCAGCATCAAAAATTGATCAGGCTAGTGTCTCTCAGGCCGGATGTGTTCAGCTATCCTCGGCTGTAACTAGCACCTCGGCAACTAAGGCGGCAACTCCGGCTGCAATCAAAACTGTAAATGATGCGTTAACAACTACAACCGCGACTGCCGATGCAGCGTTGCCGAAAGCGGGAGGATCACTTTCAGATAATCTAATTCTTTCAAATGCAAAGCAAGTCAGATTTTCAGAATTAACGGCAAACGGTTCTCATTTCGTTTCTCTACAAGCTCCAGACACGTTAGCGGCTGATGTTAGTTACACCTTGCCAAGTGCAGCCCCCACAGCAAATGGTCAAGTATTAGCAAGTACAACAGGCGGTGTTCTTTCTTGGACAGAAGATCCTGCGGGGCAATGGGTAACAAGTGGGAACGATATTTCTTACTCGGCTGGTAATGTCACAATCGACACGAATACATTTCATGTTGACGCTACAAATAATCGGGTTGGTATTGGCCTTACGGCTCCAGAAAGACCTTTACATTTACATGTCGCTTCTTCGGATGGTATTCAACAACAATTTACCAATACTACAACTGGGGCAGGTAGTACTGATGGTTTAGTAATTGGGTTGCAAGCAAGTGAAGACGCAGTATTTTGGCAGCACGAAGATACAGATATAAAAATTGCTACTAATAATAATGAAAGGATTAGAGTCAAAAATGACGGCAAAGTCGGTATAAATGTTGATGATCCTCTAGAAATTTTACATTGTAAGGGAAGCTTGTATTTGACCCTTAATGGTTCAACTGCGGGTGAAGGTAATGCTCTAAAATTTCAATCAAAGACAGGTGGTTTTAGCACTTCTTATGGTGCTGCTATTCATGGTTTAAGAGTAAATGATACAAGTTCATACCTGAGATTTGATACAGGTGGTCAGAGTGAAGTTATGCGGCTCGATAGTTCGGGAAGGCTACTTTTAGGAACGACTACGGAAGGTAATGAATCTGCTGATGAATTAACTATTTCTAATAGTGGTAATACAGGTATAACGATTCGATCTACTGACTCTTCAAACTGTAGTCTTTTCTTTAGTGATGCGACTTCAGGTGCTGATGAATATAAAGGTTATGTTCAATATAAACACAGTACTAATGCACTTCATCTTGGTAGTGATGGAAATGATTCTCTCACATTAGATAGCTCACACAATGCCACGTTTGCTGGAGCAGTCCAGACAGGTGATTTAACTATATTAAACGCTAATCCAGATCTAAAACTTAAAGATAGTAATCACGGTGGTAACAATACCGAACACTTAATTGCTTTCCAAGATAGTAGTGGAAATAATCAAATGAATATTAGTTCGCCTTTTGGTGAGCAACATTTAAGAATTAAGCATGGATCAACTGATTTAGTAAAAATACAAACAGACGGCAAGATTGGTGTAGGTACAACATCACCTACAAGTGCATTACATTTATCAAAAAGTGGTGGTAGTTGCAGAATAGAACTTCAAAGAAGTGATGCAAACACCACAGGTAATGTTGGTATTATTAACTTTACTGCATCTGATGGACATTCAGTTGCAAATATGGGAGCTTATGGTGATGGGGATAATGAAGGTGCTTATCTAAGTTTTAAAACAACAAGTGCTGCTGCTCAGAATAGTCCTTTTGAATCTGGAACAAAAGAAAGACTACGCATACAATCAGGTGGAGACGTAAAAGTAACTGACGGTAATCTAGTAATAGGAACTGCTGGTCACGGTATTGACTTTAGTGCTCAGACTGCTTCTTCTGCTACAGGTGCTACTGCAAATGGGGAGCTTTTAGATCATTTTGAAGAAGGCACATGGACACCTGTTCAACCTACTGTAGGTTGGTATTCTGGAGCTGAGATAGAAGGAAAATACCAACGAGTTGGACATTGGGTTACAGCTACTTTCATTGTTAAATTTCCTGATAATGGTAGTGGTGTTCAGGCGTTGATAGATGGATTACCATTTGTTAGTGGTGGTAGTGGTGATGCTGGAAGACATGGTGGTTCAGTTAGTTACACTACTGATAGCAATGTTAATAGTTTCTTAGTTGGGAACGGTCAGGATCGAATATATACTTACAATTCAAGTGGTGGAGCTGTTCAATTAAGTCCTTTAGATAATGATGAGGTGAGAGGAACTGTTATTTATAGAGTTTCATAATTATCTAAAACCTAGACCGCTAGCACGTCTATAAACTAAGCCGTAAACCTGTCACGTTCGGAGAACGTCCCTAAATGGCATTAACAGAAACACAAGAAAACGACAAAATAGAAGTCGTTAGTAAATGGAACATACAGGTAAGAACTGCAACCATTATTAAAAAAGATGGTGTGGAACTTACCCGTTCCTTCAGTAGAAAAGTATTAACACCAGGAACACTTGA